CTATAAATAGGCACTAACGCGGCAGTGGCCCAACTGGTCACAATATAACCAAGGACTATGTTTGCTCCAATCAAGGCCATGATCCAACTGCGATGTCTTGCCGGGATAACTTCTGATAGTAGTGCGTAACAGATAGGAAATAGTCCACCTACTGCTACTCCCATTAAGAAACACATTATAACATTCCACCAAAAATCTGGCATGGTGCCACAAATAGACGTTCCTATAAATCCAATTCCAGCAAGTATAATAGATCCACGTCGACCTATTTTATCAGCTAACCAACCCCATAAGAAAGATCCTAATACTGTGCCAGTAATACCCGACAATGCCAAATATGATACAGGGATAGTTCCTCCTGGATTAAGTGGGGATTTAAGTCCATACTCCGTGGCCATGTATGGCATAATAAACGATAACGAAGTTGGCTTCATTACATCAATAATAATAGCCAACGACATCACAATTAATAAACCAATATGTGCCCGAGTTATTGGTGCATCATCTAATGTGCTAGAACGAATAATTATATCAGAATACAATTGATTTTTATTAGGTATCAGTCCATACGCACAGGATATAAAACCAAGGACAATGGCCGCCATTCCAATATACATATCATTCCCCATTGGCATCCCGGCTAACATATAACCACACATATCGGCCATTAGGAACATTGGTAAATGTAATGCTACTCCTAGTATAGTAGCCAAACATCCCAACCAAAAAAACCAAGGTTTTGGAAAATCTGTTAATGCTTTCATTATCATTTTGATTGTGCTGGAATAATAAATTCGTAAGTAGCAAGACCAGAATTAACTGTAATTTTGGCAGCACCATCATCACTAATTTTCATAGTTTTATCACCATATAAATCTAAAATACTGATAATAGTTTTTACTGGCCAACTCCATACACGTTTTAGTTGCCCATTTACATCCGGCTGAAATACAAAATTGCCTGAGTGAGTCGAATGATCACCAAAGAAAAACTTTAAATCACCATCTTCAGTTTTAGCTTGAAAATTATTTTCTTCAGCATTAGCCGTCGCCTGCATTTTCAATCTTTGAATAGCAGCCGCAGTCGGCGAAAATTCAATATTCCAATTCGCTCCTTTAAACTTAACAGTTTTAAGTTTCTCAGTAATAACTTCACTAGCCATAAATCTATAACTGTTTTTAAAATCGCCTGTCTTGTTTTCGAAGTTAAGTTGATCAGGTTCACCAGTTGATCTATTTGTAATTGTTAATTTGGCATTTTCTTTGTACTCTCCTAAATTCAACAGAATTTTAAGTTTAGCCAAATTAGGCATACCAAACGTACCAATGAAGTCTGCTACTGGGGTAGTATATTTTCCTTCGAGTACAACTGATTTATCTTCAGCTACTCCATTGATAGTTGTTTCTTTATCATTGCCACTAATTTTAACTAGGTCAATACAGCCTAGGTCAAAAGTATGACTAACTAAGTCTAAAAGATGATCACGCATTTAAATTTCCTTTAAGTAATATTATTAGTATAACAGATATATTTAGAGTCTACAATTATTTTGGCACTATTTTTGCTAATATTTGTCCTGCTTTTATCGAGGTTAACTCTCCTGGTTTTTTTAATTCTAACCATGTTCCTGGCTCAGGATCAAAATGTTCCGTATATATAATTTCATATCCAATATCTTTGGCTTTTTGTGTTATCACGCTATCTAATGTGTAACAACTTTTACCTAACTCTACAAGTTCTACTCCTGAAGCAATTTCACAATTATTAAAAGTTAATCCAATAACTCCACCAGGTCGTAATTTTGTATAAATTTCTTCTAAGTATTTTACAATTAACTCGGTTGGTCTTTTATTAAAAAAATTATAAACAAAGCAAAATCCAAATTGATTATCAGGCAGTTCCTTTAATATGTTTGATGTTTGATCACGATCACCTATAATATATTCTCTTAATCTTCTTTGATACAATTCGTTGAAACGCTGTTTGCCTGTTATCAAAAATTCTTTTTTAACATCTATCAAATATAAGGGATCAAACCCAATCATATCTTGTATATAATCTTCGTGCCCTGGTCTAATAATCATAGCCGGATATTTCCAGCTTACGTGTTTCATTATTAAATTATTAAACTTAGATTGATCAGATAATAAAGAAGTAGTTGAATATGTTATCAACTCGTTCATTGTCTTCATATCGTATTCTTTTAAGTACACATTAGTGTCTTTAATTTTATCTTCTATCAATAGTGACAATAAATTTTTGATTTGCTTTATTTTATTTTCAAAGTTGTCAAAGGAGTTACTAATATTTTTGTATTGTTCTGTGATTTCATTATTAAAATCATCTATGAATAATTCTGTACTATCTAAATCTTCTATTATCTTATTGAATTCATACTCAACTAAACCTTTTGTAGGTGAGATATCGATAGCAGACAATAAATTTTTATATGCAACTAATTTACTAATTTTCATTTTAAAATTCAAATAATGATTGAAAGGTATTTTCTGTATTAGTGGCTGATGCTATATCCCAATCTAATACACTTAATAAGTTATCAATTTTTTGATCTACAATTGTGGCTTCCATTAAACTATTATCAAAAGGCAAGTCTTTAAACCACTGTGGCAAATGTTGCTCATCGGTAGGGTATCCAATACTAGTCCACCCAAGTGGATTGGATTTTAATTTACACACAATAGTTTTCATACCATCTACAATCTGCATTGAATAGTTATCATGATTCATATGTCGAAGATTATTCCAATTAAGCGCCGCACGTACATGCCCGGGCATATTTGTTTTCCCTTCTTGTTCTTCTTTAGCACCGTACTTGGTTAAATTATTAACACGCTTAGGAGTGCCTTTTTCCCAAGCTGGCCTTTCGGCAAACGCATATTTAAATTCTCGGATACGCTCTATAATTTCTTCTTTAGTTATACCAGTTAGTACTTTTTCAAGTATCTCATATAAAAAGTCTTGAATTACTTTAGGCGTATCGCTACGCTTTAAATCAAGGCCCATAGCTTTAATTTTTCCATTTGATCCATTGACATCTAAACGTTTATTTTCTAAATCATAGATTAATACAGCATATCGTTTTTTAGTAATAAACAAACTATTGGATGCAACAAGTTCACGTCCAGCTTTAATTAACTCTCCAGCTTCTCTTGGACAATGAAATGCCTGTTCCATAAATGCCGGAAAACTATCATTAACTTGATCGGCAATTGAATCATATAGTTGAATACAAATTTCTTTGCTCCAGGCTACTTTTCCAGATTCAACATCCTTCTTCAATGCCGGCCATGCTGTGAAGTAACAACTATCTGTATCGCCATATATAATAGCGTCACCGAGATGATCTTTAACTCCAGTTACACATTCATTAATATATCCCGCCATATGCCTGGCAATGCTACGTCCAGTTAATGTTGTTGACTGTCCAATACGTTTATCAAAAAATCTACAATGCGGATTTAAAATGGCTCCATACAAACTATTCAAGTTAATTTTTTTAACCAATTGTCGTTTGTCCCAAAATGCTATTTCTTTAGGATCTGTGGCTTCTTTCTTTTTAGCTTGTAGTTCTTTTCTTTCAGAGTACCAACGTTCAAGCAATCCTGGCACAACTCCTTTACGCTCATATGTAACAATAGTGCCGTTGGCAGTTAACATCCATGGCTGATTACTATTAAAAATCATATCCCATATTTCGGCCGCAGAATGTATAGATTTATCGCCATCTTGCCAATCAATAGTAATTTCAGTTCCTCGTTGTTGTTCCATTACTGCGGTATATTCTAAACTGGCAAATACACCTTCCCAAGCCGCCGCGAATGTTTTTTTGTGTTCAGTCACTTGCTCATCAATATAATGATTAGTCATAATTGGGCGAAGTTGCCCTACTACAGTCTCCATCCCCATATTAAGCGCACGAATAGCACTAGGATACAAACTATTAATATCTACAGCACCAATCCATTCATGCATACCTTTTTTAGGATATGCAACATAAGCGCCTGCCGCGGCAGTCTCGTCATCAGTTAAACGTTGTTGTCTATTAGGAACAACTAGCCCACGCTCGTGTGCCTCGTTAATAATGGCTTGTTCGGTTACCGCAACTGCGCCCATAGTTGTTGGCAACAATACTGTATTAGCATGAGCTAGTTCATTGGCTAGATCTAAGAAACGTAGTTTTTTATCTAATTTATCAATAATCAGCGTATCTTGTCGATTATATTCTATAAACTTTTTAAAGTTTTGATTGTATAATTGATCCAATGTACCTTCATATTGAGTCTTACGTTCATTCAACTCATACTCAGCAATGGCATCTAAACTGTAACTGTGCCTTTCTTCATATGTATACTTACGATAAAGTTGCATATAATCCATATGAACACGCCCAACAATATCATATGTAAAACTAGTGGCACCGAATCTTTCAAACTCTCTACTTTTAGGATACTGCCCCCAAAGACAAAAACGTCTGGTGTCATCTTTGCTTAATATTTTCGTAATACGATTAATAGTATACGGTATATCATATCCTTCTGAATTCCACCCAGATAATATGTCGGCATCGTCTATTAAATCTAAAAATGTTTTGAGCATATCTTCTTCATGCTCAAAAACAATACAGTTTTCAAAATCAGCGGCAACTTCTTGAGCAGTTGCCATACTCATGTGCTTGGGTGGAATTACCAATGTAACTAGTTGATTAAGCCATTGTAAGTATACCGAGATAGCAGTAATACCGTTGAATGGATCAGTCGTAGGAGAAAATCCTTTTTCTTTATGAAAATCTACTTCAATGTCAAAAAATGCCGTGTGTAATTCAGGAGCATCTTTATTTTTATAATTTTCTTCTAAACAACGAACAATGGGGTTTATATCTGATTCGTATAGTTGTTTTCCAGAGTGAACACGTACTTCCTTACGAAATTCTTTGTTGTTGCGTGTAGAAAATCTAGAAACAGGTGTATTATATATTGATCTAAATTTTCCTCTGATATCGTCGTAATAAAAAATATATTCAGCTGGATATTCTTTATAAACTCTTTGTCCATTGATACGTTCTACAACGTGTATTCTATCATGTTCTCTATCATAGAGAGCGTCTATATAACTCATTTGATCCTTTTATGTGAATTATGGGTCACTTCCCTTACTTCATGTTCGTCTAGTGAACGACTCTTTATAATGATAACTTACCTAAATTTTTTCCAATAGTACCTTTAACAAATGTATTAAAAGAAAGGCTTATCCTAAGATTATCACCAATTTTGTTGTTAACTTTATGAATTAAAGTTGATGGAAACAAAAATAGCATCCCGGTATCAACCCTAAAATTAATAGCCTCAGTATTAAACTCATTGTCTTGATTGGACTCTATTTTTATAATAGGAAAATCAGTATATTTAAAAAAAGTAATAGTATCAACATTTATATCGGCATTAATATAAAATACCCCGGAAATTATACTATTAGAATGATGATGCATTTGGTGAAATTCATCTTTATTCGTATAATTTAACCAAGACTGAGTTATATATAGCTCCATACCTTGTTGATAACCTGCTATTTTTGCTGAATAGTTTTTAATAGCAATTTCTAATTCTTTTTTTATGTCAGACATTTCAATATTGTCTAATACATATTCATCTTCACTTCTCCAATTTCCTTCATTTTTTAAAATTTTAGTTCTATTTTTTTCTATAAATTTTGTTTCAGCTTCAGTCAATGGTCTATCTATAATAGACCTATACAGCGGAGTTGGAAATAAAGAAAAAGTGTGGGGATCTTTTAAATATGACATAGTTATAGTTTTAATTTACCTAGACCTTTACCAATATTACCTTTTATAAAAGTATTAAAGGAAATACTTTCTCTATATGTATTACTTACCGTCGTTGAAACTTCGTGATATAATGTTGAAGGGAACAATATTAAAAGTTTATTTTTTACATTAATTGTCCAAGATGTCGAATTAAAACGATTATATGATATTGGTTCAGGAAGTATTTCATTAATGCCCGCTGGATTATGAAAAATTATTTTATCTGTCGTTTCATCAACATTAACATAAAATACCCCGGAAATTATACTATTTGGATGTTTGTGGTGATGATGATGTCCGCCAGGAGCGGTAATATTTAACCAAGATTGCGTAATATACAATTCGTTGTCTTTGGGCCATTGGTAAATATCATGTACATAGTTATTAACTAACTCTGTAAATTCAGATTTAAGATTATTCATTGCCAAATTATCTAACAAATAATCATCAACAGATAGATAATTTCCAATATTTTTTTTTAATTTGTTTTCATTTCGCAATGAATTTAAAAAACTTTCTTCTTTGGAAATAAACTCTCTATCAAGAATTCCTTGAAATATCGGAGTCGAAAATAATGGCTCTATAATTAAATCTTTCATAGAACTATTTAAAGTGTTTTGCCCACAGTCGTTAAAATTTGTTCTAACAGTTCGTTATCTTGCTGATAACGACCAAACTCTGCTTTGTGTGCTAACTTGATAGCTTTTTTTAATACACTTGGTTTTAAATTAAGTTCTTCGGCTATTGCTTTGACTGCTTCATTTAAACCTTCAGTCAAAGTTTCAATTTCCATTGTGACCTGCATACCTTCATTAATAATTTGATGAAGTTTGCTTGTTTGTGCTGTATCAAAAGTACTTGTCATTTTTATATTCCTATTAAAATCTTATTGTACATGAAATAGTTAATAATGTCAATCATGAATGGTAAAGCTCACTTTAAGAATTCCGGTAGCGAATCGTTCATCTAAGGCAGCAGCCGCCTACACCTTCGGTAACTAGTACCGGTCCTAAGGGTGTTCACTCAAAGCTAAACAAAGTGTTGATTGGATCTGATGATTCCGATGGCAACAAATTGCTTCCTTTATTTCTATAATAAGTTTCGTTGTAACTGTGTAATATTTCTACAGAGTCAACACTAGGTATTTTAAGCATTTTATAAATTTCATCTGTGCAAAAAGATGCCTGACTTCTAGTAAAATCTTCATGTTTAACCAGCCCGGTAATTTCTAATTCTTTATAAAAATTATTTTTTGGTATAGTATTGATTTTATTATGCTCAGTTAATTTCACTAATTGTTTACGAATATTTTGATCACGTTTAGTTAGTGACTTCTGAATATCTTCGCTGACTCCTGCCCCATATACTTGTTTGAGTACTTCTGCTACTTCTGATTCTTCTACAATCAACGCATAGTCTTTGTGAGCTATGCTCCAATCATTTTTACTAAGTAAAACTGTTGGACAGGTATGAGCAGTTTCTAAAGCCCCTAACCCAAATGTTTCGCTAATTGCCGGATGATAAGCAGCCGCCAAACTTTGTATAATATTTGTTTTTTCTTGCGCGGTAACACCGATGTATATTTTATAATCTATTTTTTCTTCTTTAAAACGTTGCTCAAACTTTTTGGCACTTGTATCAGATGGAACTAATACAACTCCTGGTAACTCTGTGGCCTTTAATGCCGCGATATATGATTCAGGGTTTTTGCGTGGCTCCCAAGGTCCAATAAATCCTACTCCCCACCGCTTCTCGGGTAGTGTTGTAAAGTCAAGTAATTCTGGTTCCGGTACCAATGGATTAATAACTAAACACTCATCAACTTTATTCAAGTATTGTGCTTGAGCATTTTTTTGTACCCATTCACTTTGACAAGCAAGTAATACCTCCGGTAAACTACACAATGCTCGATATTGATCTGTTACACCTGGAGAAAATATATCATGTTTGACAGGTAAGCCTGCTTCAGACTCATGATGAGTTGGGTGAAGTACTGTGCAATATTTGTGTATACCAATGCTGGTAACGGCATCTAAGGCTTCGCCAACATTGGTAATGATTAAATCATATGTGTGTTTACGCAATGCTTCTATTAACGCATTTCTAAAGTTGAGACTCAGTGTAGTATCAAATGGTTTAGAAAAACTACTAAGTTCTTTATAAATTCTATCGTTAATATAAGTAGCAGGTTGAATCCATTGTACACGATTTCGATATTGATCAAATAAACCGTTGTCTCTTACTGCGGCATCTGATATAATATCAATATGGTATCCTTCACTTAATGCCCAATCAATGATGCTTTTAGCGTAGGCACCGACTCCACGATATACAAAATTGTTTTTGGCGACTAGCATGCCAATTCTTTTAGTTACTTTTAATGTTGTCATACGCTATTGTAACGTATTAATTGTAGTACGTCAAGTTTGTTTGATAATTAATTTCAAAATACCCAACTGACAAAACTGTATCTTGTACCTTTGGTAACAGTTTCCACCTTATGCGGGTATAAAAAATTTGATGGAAAAATCATTAAGTCCCCAGTTTTTAAAGTAATTACTTCATCTGTGCACATTACAAAATTGCCGCCTTCATAGTCTTCATTTAGTACACCTACTATACTTAAAATTGGGACGCCGCATGGATCACCTGAAAATAACGTACTGATATGATCGCAATGTTCTCTCATTAATGTATTTTCATCATATCGATTATATCTAATCGGGAAATAACCTTTCCAAGTATAGTACCAAGGAAAATTTAAATCACTTATATATCTTTGTAACCCGTTCCAAATGTCTTTCATAATTTTATCAGAATTATCTATACGATCATGACTAACACTTAATTCATTTTCTAGATTTGAGGTTGTCTTAAAATAAGACTGATGATATTGATGGGCTACAAATTCAGCATTTTTTAATTGTGTAATAGTTTCTTTACAAAATTCTTGATCAAAGAAATTGTTATACACTTTAACATAGTCAGACAGATTTTTATTCATAGAATAATATATATGCTTGTTAATGAAACCAATTTTTTATTTACACAGGGCTATATGGATTTCTTGGACGATCATACCCGTCATCCTCAGGAATTACCGGGTACTCATTGTTCATTATTCTTTAATTTTGGTATGCATAATGATTGGCATATTACCGCCAACTGGATTGACAGCACCGACAGGTGCTTGAGTAAATGCTGTCACCCCAGCTGGTACATGTCTATCATTCCAGGGCGATTCATTTATTGGACCATAACAATCAGCAAGAGTAACTCCGTTAACTTGCTTTGGTTGTTTATCACAAAGGAACGACCACATATTGCTCATGCCGCCACCTTTAGTGCGGCTAGTGGTAAAAGAACGAAATTGTGCCGGGGCAACTGCCCATGTAGGTGCTTGCGGATAATTTGACTGTGGACTAAACAGACTCCAAACTTTTCCAGCAGGAGCATCACATGATCCATTCATTAAGTTTAAATCAGCTACACTATCTCCGTTAAGTACAGGACACACTGC